GTTGCAGATGTGAGGTCAACACAGTGGACGACCTTGCCAGCGGACAGGTGTTGCTGTACATGAGGAATCGCCTTCCCCTGCTCGTGGGTACAATCCCACGGAAGCTCCTTCAGCAGGTGGAACAAGGCATCGCCAAGTGGCTCGAGAGCCACCTGGTACACCCGGTTTGGGTTGGCGACAGCCCGAAGCTTAAGACCCGGTTCTTGTATGAGGCCGATGGCCCCAACCGTGTCACACCGCGGGTAATGTGGTCCAATGGACACGTACGAGGGTTCGTACGATCCTAAGACGTCATTGAAGATCGTCTTCCACGTCCTCATCGCAGTTTGTCCATAGTACGATAGGTGCAGATCATGCCACTGGTTCATCCAGTGCTCACTCTCTGGTCGCGTCCGGCCATCAAGGCAAGGAACACGCTTACTCTCACTTGGCATAAACGTCCAGAAGGGACGTGCCGCGTCTAAAGAGAGCCGCCTACCTAAGCACCCTACCATGGATGTTACACCTTCACGGATCCCTTCCGGGACCCCCTCGTCTACCGCATTCACACCCTTCAGGAATTTCTCCATCTGTTCAGGCAGAGGCTCGGAAGCCACTTCCTTAGTGTAGACGCGGAATAGGGTTATGACGGAAAACAGCTCCCGTCGCCCCTTGGTGGCATACCTAAAGAGACCCCCAATTACCCCAGAGGGTAATCTGTCATTAGGGGACCTTTTCAACCAGAGTGCCACCATTGGTTCGCCCGCCTGCCACCGAATGAAATCGGTGTATACTCCCTTAAGGCGGGCAACCGTCCACCTGGTCCCACTTTTAGAGGACCACCGCTCAACGAGGGCCAAAAACGGCCTGAGCAGTTCGGACGGGATCGGTAGAGCATCAGCATAGGATCCGTAGACCGCCCCCAGGTCTGTGTCTTTCGACATAGCCATGCCCCCTTGCCACGAATGGCTGTTGGGTGTGTAGCAACAGATCAGAGGGGCCGACCAGGCCCATCATCGTTTGGAGTGTACCGGCCATATCGGTCCCACTTACTCTTCATCGCCCGTGGCGAATAAGCTTGGTCTGCTTGCAGGCACCGTGTAACATCGCAATCCAGCGATGGCCCCGCTTAACAGCGTTATACGGTCTTCGATAAGGACGTTTAGCAGTGTTTGGACTTCCTTCGACACCGAGGTGTGTTCGGTCGCCTTTTGACACGCTTTGAATCCATTAATCTGGACCAGAAGCTGTGATATGGGGCTCTGTGCATACTCTTGGGTGCTGTCACGGATGGCATCACTTAGAAGGTCTGCTTCGCGCGGGAGAATATCCA